TGATGCTTATATAAAATTTAAATTTGAAGCATCATCTAGTACTAATATTGCCTCAGGAACTATTACATTATATGGAATAAAAGATGCCTAGATTTCGACACATAACAGGATTAGGTAATGTCCAGTTTACCCCTGAAGAAGAAGCAGAAGCAGATGCCCAAGCACTCGCTGTCGCAGAATATAGAAGACTTAATGAATACAAGGACAAAAGGCAATTGGCCTACCCAAGTTATGCAGATCAACTCGACACGATCTACCATCAAGGATTAGACGCTTGGAAGGCAGAGATTAAAACAATCAAAGACAAGTATCCAAAGCCATGACTTTAGAAGAATGCGATAGAGAAATACAAATAACACAGAAACAAGCCACAGACTTGTCTGTGAAACTACAACAGTTAGTTGGGTACAAGCAGGCATTGATGGATATGTCTGATAAAAAGGGAGGTTCTTCAGAAGATGGGGAGAGGGTATTAAAAGCAATGGGTGGAAACCCAAAATGAAACTGGCTTATAGATACCTATCTCAAAAAAACAACACTGCTGTCTCTCTTTATATTTTTGGGTTGGGAGATTAACAGTGCAGTCACACTTCTTAAGTCAGATGACTTGAAGTGTATGGCTTTAAACATTTACCATGAGGCTAGGAATGAGAGCACTGCTGGGAAAGTTGCAGTTGCACAAGTTGTTCTCAACAGAGTTAAATCCTCTCGATTCCCTTCCAACGTTTGCTCTGTCATCTATCAAGGGAAGCACAAGGGAGGACATCCTGATTTACATAGGTGTCAGTTTAGTTGGTATTGCGATGGTAGGGGTGACAGCCCTCGTGATTTACTTGCTTACAATAATGCTAACGAGATAGCTCAGTGGATTTTGATAGCAGGAAAATGGATACCAGATATAACAGATGGGGCTCTATATTATCATGCAGATTATGTAAGCCCTAAATGGAGTAAGTACAAAAAGAAAACAGCAAAAATAGATACACACGTTTTTTACCAATAACAAGTTACAGAGATTATGGATCATCACTTTCCTTCTCATACACCAACACAACCACAAAGTATTATGGAAGTAGAATCTTTACTAATGTTGGTTGAGAGAATAGGCTTGCCAGCAGTTATTATTGGGATTATGTGTTGGTATATATTTAAAACTCAGCAAAGCCATAAAGAAGAAATAATTCGATGGGAAGAAAAAGATACTAGGGGGGACGAGAGGCTCATTGATGTAATCAAAGAGCAGAATAAACAAAACAGCATTACTTCGGATGCAGTCAACGGATTGAGTATAGCATTCAAAGATGTTGCTAAAACCAACGAACGTCTCTCTATGGAGATTAAAGGGATGGCAGAAGCGTTGATATCCTCTAAACGATAATGGCTAAAGAAACAACTACCACAGTTAAAGAAACTCCAGATCCACCAAAACCGTCAAAACCAGCTATGACGGTTAATGAAAGGATACAAGTGAGCAGGTTCATAGCTAGATTTTTCATCGCTATGAGTGCTCTAGCGATATTCGCATACATCGTACATGTTATGCTTGGTAGTGCTACCGAGCTTCCTGTATCGAGCAAAGATCTCCTGAACATTTTGATAGGGGCTTTCATCCCGATCATTGCTGGGATAGCAAAATTTTATTTTGAAAGTGGGGGCGATTTACATCAGGAGGAGGAGAAGAATCCAATCCCACCACCTAAGAAGGCAGACGAAGATGCTTAATTGGTTGAAACAATTGTTTAGTAAACCCTTAGATAAGGTCGATGATATGATACCACCTGTACTTATGACAATGGCTGCGAACTTTGTGATGGATTTAGTCAAAGACAAAGCTCAGTCACTAGCTTCGGAGCATATTGAGAAAGCTCTTGATAATGCCCCAAAGGAGCTCAAAGAAGCCCTGGATAAAGCAGTCAATGATGACGATGCACACGAACACAAATCATTAATGGATTTGATTAAGTGAAGCTTACCAGGAACTTTTCACTAAAAGAACTCACTGCCTCTTCCTCAGCGAAGAGGCTTGGGATCAAGAACGAACCTAGTCATGAGCACATCGCTGCTTTGACTGCGTTATGTGTTTGTATTCTCCAGCCTGTGAGGGAGGCGCATGGTATCGTAACCATCAATTCTGGGCTCAGAGTCCCTGAACTGAATGCTGTCATAACGGGCAACCCAAAGTCTCGTAGCCAACACCAATATGGCGAAGCTGCGGATTTTGAGTGTATTGGGGGAATCAGTAACTATGATCTAGCAGTTTGGATTAGAGACAATCTGGAGTTTGATCAACTGATATTAGAATACTTCAACCCAAAAGAAGGACCGAACTCTGGTTGGGTTCATTGTTCTTACAGACGTTTGGGTGAAAATAGAAAAGATGTTAAAACAGCACTGGAGGGGCCTGGGGGTAAAGTGAAGTACGAATCAGGTCTACCAGATGGCTAAGTTTAGCATAACAAGTTTTTTAAAAGGAATTAACACTAGGGTCAACAAGTTTAGAATACAGTCTGATGAGTCTGTTAATTCTGAAGATGTTGACCTTTCTAACCTAGAGATCAAACCACAAAAAGGTTTGGATTCTAGCGATAGCACCTTTGATGCAATCGACTATAAGTTCAAGGGCTATAACGTAACTGATGCAACAGCCGAAAAGTTTACAGAGGCTGGAGACTATCTTATAAAATCATACTCTAATGCTGATGCAGAATTTGATCGCATTTGGTATGACTCTTCTGGTAATTCTCAGGGACTTGTTGGGAGCTTAGATCTCGGAGTTCCTTCACAACCACCTACTCCTTCTTCTTCTATTGTATCCTCTGGATCTGCTGGGGGTACAGCAGAAGCCTATAGCGTAGTTAAGACATCCTCATACAGTAGCGCAACAGTTAACTCAAATGCTGTTAATTCTAACTATGATTTCTTGCCATCAGGGAGCGCAACAAACCACACAACAAGTAGGCAGTTTACTTTGTTCCAAAGATACGGGAACACGGTCTGCATGTTTGATGCTGTAAACAAAAAGCTACGAAGAGTAGATGTCACGACAGGTAACGCTCCGTCAGGTAATGTAAATTCAGAAGTACCAATAACCTATGCAGATGAATACTTTTTTGTAGGAAGCTACTTCGTAGGTTTGGATTCTAATTACAATAATGTAAGTGTTGTAGTAGCAGCCACAGGTAATACATCAAACGATTATCCAATCAATGATGTTCCCACTGGGTATCAGGCTTATAACTCATCAAATTATACACCAGGAATCTCTTCACTAACTGAGATAGATAAAGATTTTCATGTTAATGATCAGTATCTTTTTGTATCTAAAAATTACAAACCGACTAGATACAGTTACGGTGCAAGAGAAACCACCAATAATAATACGGGGAGTTCATATTATTATCCATACAGTTATCCACGATTAGATAGACCTGTTATGTATATCTATTCTGATTGGATGCGACCTGCTGCTTCAAATACTGTTCATGACGTACACATGGATTCTAATATTACAGAGAATATAGCTCCTGGCTGGCTGTATTTTGGAGGATATTATGAAGGCCAGTATTATGGGAGTGGTAGATATGTTTATATGAATGGTGCTCAAACAAATCACCCTGGTAGTGAGTATCTTTTTTTTGATATTGGTGGTGTTCAATACACATGTATGATTGTCAGTTACCTTGAGGCATATGGTTATGGTGGTGGTACGACAATAAGAGATGTTGTTGCAAGCCCATCAAATTTTACTAATTATGCTTATTTGTGGAGATTACAAAAATTACATCAATGTTGGATATCCCCAATTAACCCAGGCACAACAACTTCTGGATCTAATTTTATTGGGAATACAGAAATATATGCTAGAGCAATAACTGGGGTCAGTGGGACTTTTACGGATCAAGGTGATCATACTCCAGGCACATATAATAATGTACCTCTTATAGATGCTTCTGGTAACTATACTCACGGTGGTGGGACAAGTGGGTATCCTAGATATTCAGGACAAAATACACCCACCATTACGAACACAATGCCAGGTAGCAGTAGTAGTGCTCAGTATGGATTTGGAGCATTAGCAACTGTTGTTGTGAATTCAAGTGGTAATATACAGAGTGTCACAATAACTGATGGAGGTAGGGGTTGGAAAGTAGGTGATGTTTTTGAGATTCCCACATCATCAGGGGTTCCGCACTATAGCGGTTTCAGTAGTGGGAATGTGGCAATAGGAGGATCTGTTGGGGCTTACGGAACAGTTACATCAGTAGATAGCACATTTAAAGTAAACGTCCAGGGGGTAACAAATTATCAATTGGATTTATCAACTGGACAAATACAAACATATACAAGTGCTAATTCTGGTGGTAATACACAAAATGTCGTTCCTAGATCTCATACTTGGCTATATCCAGGTTTATCAAAATCTATGGGAAGTATAACCAAGCTAGATTTATCAAGTGGCTCAAAAACATTTAAATCATTTTCTGATAACGTTACTGACATTCCTCAGCAATATGGTAATTGGGGGTCACGATATGGTCAGGGGGGTATTAATACATACAAGCCTAAGTACCCCGTAAATAATAGATTGAATGGCGCAAACTACCCACCTGCCAGAGACAATTTTTTGCTTGCTGAAAAAAATTACAGTTATACAGCAGAATCAAGTTCGTACTATGTAAACTCAAATAATTGGGGAACTGTACAAGCACCCATACACCTTGTTTCTGATATTGCGTCAGAGTTTAATAATTCAACATTCTCAATCCCAACATCAGCCCCATCTACATCTGGTGCTGGTAGCACTAGCGAAACTATACACAATAGTAGTGGTAATGCTTTATTAGATGGATGGTATACGATGGAAGCAAGTGGTGTTGCTTCATCAAATGATAGAGTGTTTAATAATCCTTTTGGTTCTTCATCAGTTAATGTTTACAGCAATATTCTTGCTTCAGGGGCGACTCAGTTTGGAACCATACAGGCCACGTTACAATTATCAAATAATGGTTATGACCTTGTAAGACAAGATGGTGCAAATGCAGTTTTCATAAATACAGGAGGTAACGGTGAAACTGTTAATGTGGTTAGTCTTCAGAACTTGTCTGTGAGCACTGGGACTCAGTTTTACGGTTATGGTACAGATGTAAAAGATATATATAAGGAAGGAAACTACGTTGTAGCAAAAGTAGACACTAATGAATCGTTGATAATAGACACTGCTAACGGCAACGAAGTATCCCCAATAAAACATTTGTTTGATTTTGTTACAAAAGTTGACACGAGCAACCTTCTTGTATATGGGATAAGGATATCTTCGCTTTCTAATCCAATAGCTTTTTACTTAACAAAAGCATATTTCTTTTTTAGACATGAGATTCTGGCCCTAGGTACTGGGGGAATTAGAGAAAATGAAACAAATAGCGCAAATACAAGAAACGTAGGTGTTGTATTTCAAGAGTACGCAAACAACGCAGCTACAAATGTCTATCATATAGGTTACACCTCTACGTCAGGCACATTCGATAGAACGCAGAGCACATATAACCTCGGCATCTCGACTACACGCAGACCTCAAATTACGGCTGACGCTTTTACTGAGCAATTTACCGCAACTTGGAACGGCTCAAATAAATTAACGGGAGTTCCTAATGCGAACATGTTCTCAACTATTATTGACGATTCTCTTTCCTTTGGTGGTGTATCGGCTGCAACGGTGTCTGGGTATAATAGTACAGATGAAATTACGGTTACTGGGGTTACTGGGTCACAAGGGAGTGGATCAGTTACAGTTACAAGAACAAGAAGAACTCACAGAAACAGAATATTTGTACCACAAGCAGCTTCATCAAACTTAGGTGTGCCATCACTCCCAGCATTTAGTTCCACTGGGAATTACTCTAATATAGATGAGATGATCACATTTGCTGATCTACCATCAACCGCTAAGTTTATACCTCATTCGAGATCGTCAAATGATAATGACTTCGTTAAGTCAGGATCGTTTTTCTTTAGTGCGGATTTAGACAGAAGGATTGTTGACCCATCATCTCCTGATCAAGATATTGCTGATAGTTCGTTTACTTTTGGAGGTGTAAATATTTACAACAATCAGGGTGCAAACATACCATTCCAATATAAGATCTCCTACCTCAGAGATATAAGAGCTACTACTGATATAGCTGGATCTACATCGAATGAGGCAGAACCAGTATTGATCGAAGGCCCAACATCAGGGGAAACAGACGCGAGAACTCTTAATGCTGTCACCGAATCTTTAGAACTATCTTCATTAGGATCTAATTTAGCTTCTGATATAGCAAAAGTAAGGGTTTACAGAGTAGGTGGGGATTATGCTGAATATTACTGGTTGGCAGATTTAAATGTATCAAATGGTTCCGTGTCTAATTACAGTGATATATCTTTAGAAGTTGGGTCAACATTAATTACACCCAATGATGCAACAAGTCCTATCGATGACAAGTTGACAAACATAGTCCAGGTCAATGGTTTGTTTGTCGGGAGCCATGGTAGTTATGTGTATTTTAGTGAGTTTGCAAACCCACATAGCTGGCCTGAAGATGGTAAGTATGAGATTGATGGGAATATAAACAACATCGTAGAGAGTGACGGAGAGGCAGTAATATTTACAGACAACGCTATATTCAGAGCGCGTGGCTTTTCTTACGACAATATCAATATCGCATCAATACCTCAAAGCCAGGGTGTGAGCTCATCAAATAAAGGATCGGTTACTAAATATCTGGGCTCTATATTTTTTATCTCTAATGATGGTCTTTGTGAATACAAAGCTGGAGTGGTTAGGTTGATATCTCAGG